TATCGCTCATCGCATCCTGACATGTTTTGGATATTGCAATATAACCCAACGCATCTGCGTAGTTGTCTTGATACTGTGGAGATTCCACGCTTCTACTGATTTTGACCATCGCCATACACATAGCGACCTGGTTAGCTGTAATTGGATAGCCAAGGTAAGCACTCCACAGCTCTGCAATCCTTTTATGCTGCGGATACGGATGGCCGTACTTTGAACCTCTTTGATGGATGGTCTCTGTAACGTGGTCAAACAATTGCTCACTTGTAGTTGTCATAATCAAACACCTGATCGGTTTTGTTTTGTGTCATTCTTCTGTGCATTTCAAACCCATCATGCCTGCCACGCCAATAATGTGTTTGCTTACGATCTTCAATACGTAATGCGACAAACCAGTAAAGGGTAATAATCCCTATACATAAAAACACTGCATTTTCAAAAGTTAAATTACTCATCGGCAGAACTCACATAACATTTTGCCTGTTTTTACTGCAATTACTTGTTCCATAACTGTTGTGTAATTACCACACTTAACACAATCTGTTGCTTCTATTACGTTTTGCATTGTAGCCCTCTAATCTATGCACGCTTTGTGCACAGGATTAGTGTCCATCATGTGTACGACTTTGTGGAGTATTTATGGGCTATTTTTGATAACGATTTGATAACGTTATTAGGAGTAAGTCCGCCTGTTATAGGTAAATGAGCCATCGTGATTAACTGGGATAAGCTCTACCTGGTGTCCCTTTTTACCAAAACTAAGCACAGTAAAGCCCATATTCCAGTCGGCTGAGTTATATCTTAGGTAACTAGCCTTTTTCATGTCCATTAAGTGCCCCGCCTCGATACCCCAAATCGTTGAATAACGGCCGTTTAAGCCAGTTTGGTGTCGGGTAGCACCCTGCCTATGCGAGTGCCCACAAACTACGCTAGAATGCCATTTTTTGGCCAAATTAAGGGCAGTTATACCTGCATGCTTAGACATGTTGCCTTCGTCGCCATGAGCCAAGTACCAGCCTTTTTCAAACTCATAAGCACGCTTATGGAATCGAATGCCAAGTGAGCTAAAATCCATAAATTTGTCATAAGCCAACTCAGGTAAGCCAATTAACGATGGCGCACCTTTTAGCAAAGTCTGATATATGCGATCTGTGTGGTTTGATCTAACAATATCTGTTGTACCTAGATCGTAAAGGATCTCCTGGCCCAGTTTTCTTTCTTCATCTAAAGTCTCTGCAAATTCTAGTTTTGTGCCTTTAGCCCAACGACTTTGAGAACCTAAATCCATCTCATCGCCTACGTTTAATACAAAATCAAATTTCTCACGCCTAACCATTTTAATTAGGTTAGAGACAGCTCTTGAATGGTGTAGCGGAATTTGTAAATCTGGCGTTATTAAATACTTGCGATTGGCTTTAATCTTCTTCCTCATCTGGAGTAGGGATAGTTGGGATAATGCCCTTATCGCCTACGATCCAGTCAGGCATAGAATCAGGATTATCCATTAGGTACAGGGCTACAGATTCAGAGAATCCAGCCTTGCGAGCAGCTTGAAACATCGTATGTTTAGCAATATAAAAAACCTCAAGTTTAGTTAATGGCTCTGGTGTTTTACGCACCCTGCGCCTATTAATCTTCTTGCGTTTACGTGTAGTTGCCATATTAAAATTATCGCTTACTTAGGATAGTAAACAGCTCATCAACACGCTGTTCTAATCTAGTTAACTGATCTTTCATACTAGAACCACCATTAGGACGTAGTTCGTTTAACCAGCCTTTAACTAAAAAACGTAATCCTATTAGCCCGCCTGATAGCACGGCCATAACGCCAGCGCCAAAGCCAGCCCATTCTGCGGGACTCATTTCGCATTAACACCATAGTCTGCTTCTTTGCCAGAAGTAGGATCTACAGCCTTTACTATTGGTGCAACGATCGCACCTAGAAGTGTTGCATAAGCAGGGTGGATATCGGCAACAATGGCTAAAGCCACAGTGATACCGCTAGCTGCTACAGCTCTTAAATATGACTTAATTGCTGCCTTGTGTTTGTTTGATAGTTTCATATCTTGCCCCCTAGTAGTGGTATATCGAACGGCTTGCTATCTTTGTCGCCTAACTTTGTAAAGCTAATATGAATGTGCTTCTTATGTGGGTTTATACCCCGATACCTACGCCACTTAAAACCCATAATCCTTGAAGCTATGAAGCCATTATGTATTACGTAAGATATACGCTTATCGGTTTTGGCGCATACCCTGATCTGGTCAGCCAAATATATCGAGAGCTGCTCGGATGAATCCAAGCGAGAATCAATATCAATGGCTCGGACGATCCCAGATTTGTCTGGATTATGATCCGATCTTGTGGTGGAATGACGAGCATCACCCACCCACCCATCGCTGGTAGTACGGCGATCTGGATACCAGGTATCAATTTGATCTCTTAACTGTTTACCAGCTGCACACAGCCAGGGTTGTTTACTCATCCTCTGTATCAATCAAGGTGGATTGTGCCGCTATCATTTCATCATAAGTTGATTTAAGCATAGATGTCATTGAGCCATCATTATTGTGAATAACAGCGTGTGTAACATACTGACCATCTTGTAAAAAATCTATAAATTGTACATTTTCCATTATTATAACTCCGCATTAAAGGCTATATAAGCAGCCACATTGTTATTACCTATAACTACAACTGCTTGACCAGTGGTTAAACTTGAACTTGTAAATTGTACGCTACCAACAGTAGTAGAAGGTTGCGCTAAAGCAACTGCAGTAATTGTATTTGCAGTAGTAGTTGTTAAATTACTTATTGTTACAGAAGTAGGTTTAACTCTCATTGGTACAGGTAAAGGTATTGGTGCTTCTATAGCAGTTGTACTATCGGCTCTACCTATACCAATTCTTCCATACGCACTTCCAGTATGGTCACTTTGATAATAATACCTCTGACAGGCTGCTAACTCGCCTTGAAATGTGCCAGTTGCGGTTTGGAAGGCTGTGGCTGTTGAACCTGCTTCTAGTTGTACGCCCCAAATATCAAAAGTATTTGATTGAATACCCATTGAATTAGTACGAGAATTATAGGTAGAACCCGCAGAAAGCCACAAACCTAATTCCAAACAGTCAGCAGATGTACCAATAGTTTTACCTGAAATAGATGGGAAAGTTACAGGTATTGTATATCGCACCCAACTTGTTGAAATTTCAACGGCAGTTGCAAGCGTTGTAACTGATGCACTAGGAGTTCCACCTGAGCCAAAACTTTGTATAAACTCTGGTGCAATTTTAGGTGTACCTGATGCCGCTTTAGCCCAAAAAGATAACGTTGCAGTTTGTCCTGCAAGTGTTCTGACGCTTTCAATTTTTTGTACTACTAATGTATATGTACCTGCTGCGCTTTGACCTGTAGTTACACAGCGAAGAAAAGTCTTGCCTTCATAACCTGATACTGGCGCAGCACCTGGTGTAAAAGTTTGAGCCGAATAAGTTACTGTACCAGTACCACCACCAAGTTGATTTTGCCAGCGATCAAAGCCAAAGCCCTCAGCTGTAGCACTTGTAAAATTTCTTTGATTTACAAAAAAATCACCATTAATAATTTTATTCTTACCAGCAGTGAATTCTAAAGAAGTTGGCACACTTCCACCAACTGCTACCCATGCTGAACCTGAATAATATTCTGTTGAGTTAGTATCTTTTAAGAATGATACTTGACCTTCTTGTGGTGATGTGATAGCTGCAGTTCTAGCAGCGGCATTAGCAAAAACCAATACACCTTGCATTAAATAACCATTTACATCACCAGCGGTTAAAACCTCGCCAGTGGTAAAAGTCTTAAACCCTAAACCAGCTGCCATCTGTACTCCTTAGTAACTTAGGACATTATAGCCCAAAGTACCATAAATGTTATTATCTAGGATAAATGCATCTATAACGGGCTCTAGTGTCGTGAACGTAGTTTTCCAACTATTCGGCGTGATTGCCATGGATACGCCAAAAATCTGTAAGGTCTTTTCTAAGACAGAGCCACCTGGCTGAGTGGTCTTAACTGTGATTGGATCAAAGAAATCTAGGTCTAAGGCTGCAATAATGCCTGTGTTGTAATTAGGCGTGTATAGGTCAAGGATAATGGCATCGCATCGGATGGAAGTCTCAGCTCTGCTGGCTACATAAGCCTGTGCATAATCTAGGGCTACAGCATCGGTTTGCATTAGCAGGTTATCTAGGAAGTAAGAATGCAGAAAGTATTTATCTATGCTGGCTTGGTTTAAAGCTACCTGTGGAGACCCACCTGATCTAGTTATAGTGGCTTTGTTAAATACCAATACGTCGTTTAATATCCAGGCAACATCGGCATAATCTATGCCTGAGCCATCATCGGCAAACACTGTAGGCGTGGCACCAATAGAACTAGCTGTAACTGCTCGATCTTGAAATACGAATGAGCCACTAGCATCTACATAAACTGCGCCGTACTCACTTTGGGCAACTGTAGTTAATGCAGCTAAGGCAGTTCTATTAGTGCCTGGGTCTGCCTGTAATGTAGTAAGACCTGCATCAACATCACGCATTGTCAAAGGCCATGAAATCTCATCTAATATCTCATTAACTCTAGTACCTGATAAATCGCCAGCGCTTGCACCTGTAACTGTGCTTATTTGGGCATTCTGGGCTAATCTAAAAGCATCTACGGCTTGAATAGTTGTATAGGTTACATCTTCTGCTTCACGAGGATAAGTAGTAACGTAGCTTGTAATAAACCCAGAGAATATAGGATAAGTTGTAGAACCATAGGTTGCTGTTATCTGCACTTTCTTCATCGGTGTTAGTAATGTGTAATATGGGCTTGCTGGGTTTTCAGGATTAAAGTCGCCATTTTGATCTACAATACGCAACGATAAAGAACCTGTTTGAAATTGATCTGATAATGCTGTGCGACCTCTGCGAGTTTCAATACGATTAACTTGATTAGATACATCAACAATAACGGCTGCAGAATCTGCTAATACGTTTGTGCCTAAAATACCTGTATCTAATATCATGGCCTGAGCAAAACTTGGCCCAGTGCTAAAGTTAATTACTGTATTGATTGTAGGCAGGGTCATTAGAACCCTTGGCCAGCTGGTACTGTTGAGTAACCTGTTTTAGTTGCTACCTGAATGCTTTCTGCAATTGCTTGGCTTAATCTATCGCCTGTGGCAGATGTATCTACAGTTATTCTAATTTCTGGTGATGATGCTTGGCTCATGGCTGGCGTAAATCCTAAGGCTAATCCTAATTGTTGAGCAGCATCACTATAACCAAAATAAGGGTTATTGATTGCTACGTTTGCAAGGTTGCCAATATTGCCGCCACCGCCAGTACCTGTAATAGTTCCGCCTGGGCCTATTTGATTAGGATTAACTCCAAAGGATAAAATTAATTGTTTTGCTGCTTCACTTAAAGCATAGAAGCTAGTAGTTACTTCTTCTATTGCCTTCTTGCCTTCCATTTCAGCTAATATCTTCTTAGCCAAAGCCTCATTATTATCTAATATGGCTAACTGTGCTCTTAGGCGTAATTTAGTTTCAGCATCGGTGGCTTCATTAAGCGCCTTAGTTAGACCAATACGCTCTATATCAAACTTATCTTTTAACTGATCTACGGCTGTTTTCTCTTTTAACTTGCTAATTTCCTGTGAACGTAGTCGGTTAATCTCTTTAATATTTCTAGCTTCTTGTCTTCTTTGTTGGGCTAAAATACGGCCTTCTGCTGGTGTATCGGCTGCTGGCCTATTGGCTCTAGCTGCACCTGCTGCTCTCTTACCTGCAGAGTAATAAGAACTTATGACTGGTGCATTACGTAAAATAAAGTCTAAGAAACTACCGCCGCCAGGAGTAGGTATTTTAACTCCAGCCAAACCTTTTAACTCTTTAGTTAATTCACCTACGCCACGTATTAGATAACTAACAGAATTAGCAACATCTTCAATTTGTGTTGCAAGGCTAGATATAGTCCCGCCTTTGCTAATGTTAGATATTGAATCTAATAAACTTTTACCAATAGCTTCAGCTGCATTGGCTGATGCAACTCTTAACTGATCCATCTTGCCAGCATAAGTATCTAATCTGGCTGCTGCTTGACCTGCAAACTTCTGGTTTAACTCACCTAAAATCTGATCCATGTCGCCAGTTTTTAACGTGGCTTTACTTAGACCTACACCTAATCTAGTTAATGCAGATGTTTGTCCTGCATAACCTTTAGCAATAGCCGCACTAACTTCTGCTACAGATCGACCAGTAGCTGCTGCAACATTTAGGGCTGTGTTTAATGCTTCTTGGCTTTGAGTAATTGAGCCAGTTACTGTCAATAATTGCTGAAATGCTGGCCTTAATTGGTCGTCTAATACACCTGTAGCCTTCTGTAAATTGGCTATATACAGTTCTACACCTGGTGCGCTAAAAGCATACCCTGTGTTTTTTAACTGCATCTCTAAAGACTTGGCTGCCTTTTCATCGGCTGCAAATGCGTTAATGGCTTTCTTGCTATATGCAGTAAGCGCTGTTAAAGCAAAGACACGTCTAAAGGTTCTACCTAATGCCTGGGTTTGTTTTTCAAATGCTGTTAATTCTTTTTTGGCTTGCTTTAGGCCTTTGTTATTATAGGTACTAACCGCCGATACGACTACATTGGCCACTATGCGACCTTCTTATCTGTAGATTTATTAAAGTGTGTTGCTACTTCATTAACGGCTTTTACAATTGCTTCATAAATGCCAGCACTTTCTTGTGCAAATGCTTTGTAAATTAAACGACCTTTAGTTTTACGGCTACTTTGTCCTCTAACACCTTTAACTCTTGGTTGTGATGTAAGTGTAGGTAAGTCAGTAACAAACTGATAACCAGCAAATGGATTGTTTGAGTTATAGGCTGATCTAGCACGGCTTCTACTTTTAGAGCTGCCAGATTGCTTATAGGCTACTGTGCTACTTCCTTCATAAACAGATGTAAATGGTGCTCTACCTTGTGGATTTAATCTACCTGCAGTTTCATAAATACGACCAGCTGCACTTATGTTATAGACATAACTTTCTACCTGGTAGCCATTACTAAACTGTCTATTTTTGCCTTCCTTAAATCCAATACCACCACGTACTTGGTTTTCATCGTACTTAGGAAATGGTCGATAATCAACAGTTGATTGGATTGGTTTAGCCCAGCCAGATAATACATCGGTGTTGCTTGCTACAAATCCTTTAGCTTTAGATTCTACTGTTTTCATTAACGGATTAACTGCAGCCTTAACACGCTTGTATAAATCCTCATCAATAAACGTCAAGCCTTTTAAGACGTCATTAACGCCTACGACCTCGACCTCTACTGGCATCTTGGACCTTCCTGGCTCTATCGTTCAAAACCTGCACTATTGCGTGAATCATTTCTGAGTCCATATTAATAAACTCACTTGGCGCTATCCCAGTTTCAACGCTTAATGCAGCGATAGAATAAACTAGTGAATCACGCCTAGTTATTTTTTTTCTTCGTCTAATACCTCTACAGTTTCTAAAGTATCAATAAACTCAGTACCCCATAAAGGTATCTGTGCGCCAGACCTACGCAAGCATTCGTATGCTAACCAAAATATCTCAGTTTGCCTTTCGTGCTCACGTAGGACTTTAGAAATTCCAGCGCCGTATTTCAATTCGAAAGCGTACTCGACACCTGGTGTTATCTTGTGCTCAGATACATCACCATTAGCCCTTGTTATCTTTAGCTTTGCCATTGTTACTCCTTAGTTAGAACGCCACTGATGGCGATACTGT